AGATTATTATGAAGGAAAATTAGTACATTACCAAAATCTGTAATAATTCTAGTTGGATTACTTAACCAACGCATACCCAATAATAAAGTTCCAAGTCCAGTTAATCCTTTTACAAGTCCTCCTATCTTCTCCCAAGGACTAGATTGATCTGATAGTAACGTATATAACCCTTCAATAGTATTAACAACACCAAATTCCGCAACTTTAAAGATGAACGTTGCCAACTTAGAAAGGGCTTCGAGCATATTTGCTACTTTATCCCTGTTCTTGGGATCACTCAACCATTTCAGAGCAGGAATAACAATCGCTGCTTTAATCAGTCCACTCAACATCTTGAACAGACCTTCTAACCAACTAGGTTTTTTTACTAAAGCAGCAGGACTGAATCCAGAGAAAGTTTTCTTCTTTTGTGTTTTTGTATATGTTGCTTCAAAATCCTTCTGGTTTTTCGTTGCAAGTTCTAACCTTGCAAGTTGAATCTTTTTAAAATCTTGAGCGATTTTTCCAATAGAGTTTACAGTTGCACCCAGATTATTGACAGCACCAGTATTCATATTGAGAGACTTTACAACCGCACCCTCTACCGATTTAGCACCACCAGTAGGATCTTTTACCTGTACAAATTTATAGAAATTAATTTTTGAACTTTTTTTTATAGTTGCCATTATGATCCCTTCGCTCTATCAAGTAAAGAATTAGGTGCAGTTACTACTATGGTATTACCCCCAGTATTTATTGCTACTCCTTGAGGGATAGGAACAATCTTCTCAATAATCGTGGGAATAGGAATAAATTCCATAGCTTGTTCCATAGCATATTCAGCAGAAAATCCACCCTCTCTTAGTACCTGCTGGTGTGCCTTGCTTACTGCACCAAGAACTTTAGGATCGATACCCATCTCTGCAGCAATCGTTGTTAGAGCAGTCATCTTATCACCACCACCAAACAAACCAGTAACTGCCTTAAGGACTCCTCCCATACCCTGTTGTTCTGCAATACCACTAATCAAACCCATAGGATCTTGCCTAAATGAGTCTATCATTGCCATTCCCTTCGTAACCATAGCACCCATTTCAGGATTGAAAGCACTTAAAGCACCTCCATAGTTACCACTCATAATATTAGAAGCAATACCACCCCACTTAGGATTGAATGTATTTAAAGCACCCATATAGTTGCCACCCATAACATCACCAGCAATACTTCCCCACTTTGGATTGAACTGACTTATACCACCAGTGATGGCAGCCTGCCAGTTTCCACTCAAAGCATTAGTTGCTACCTGACCCCAAGGACTACCCATAAAGTTCTGAACTTGACCTATTACTCCACCCACACCAGGAATCATACTCAATGCACCCATAGGATTACCACTAGCAACCATATTAAGTCCTGCCATAATTGGACCAGCACCAGGAATAAATTGTGCTCCAATTTGAACTATAGGATTACTAACAATCTTACCAACGGTTTTCTTAATACCTTTCCATAGACCACCAAGGAACATCTCTTTAGGTTTTTCCTTTTTGTTTGGAAATAAGTCAAGAAAATCCCACCATTGATTTTTCTTGATTGAATCAGTCTGTTTATCTTTTGGTAAAGGTTTTACTTCTTCTATGGAAGGATTCTTATCTTTACCAGTAAACACTCCTGCAAAATCCCACCATGCCTTTTTACCCTTCTTATCTTCTTCCTTCTCTTCATCACTCTTGAATGGACTCATAAGTGTCTCAACAATCGTACCAAGTCCAGGTAACTTCTTTAAAACCCTATCAATACTATCTTTAAATCCCCTTGCACCTATAGCATCGATTGCTGCTTCTTCACCTTGTTGCAATTGAGGAACAAAGTCACGAACGAACATATATCCGTCCATAAGCATGGATATAACGCTAGTAGTACCACCAGTAGCAAGACCAAATACATCCAAAATACCAGAAATACCTTCAATCAATCCACCAATAGAATCACCTTGTGAAAAACGTTGATAAGCAAAGAAAAGGTTTACAAGACCACCAACAACAGGAAGAATCGCTGCTGCTCTCTTTCCTAATTTACTACCCGCCTTGGCAATATCACCCATACTACCAATGCCCATCTTCTTCAAGACTGCAGGTGCCTTCTCCATTCCTGGGATCTTCATCAAAAGATCCATCATTCCCTGACCAATTACTTTAGCTTTCTTACCAATTGGGGTAATAATTGGTTCAAGAGGTTTTAATACTTTGTTGTTAAGAAAATCTCTAGCACCAGATTTAAGACCCTTAACTCCATTATTAAATGTATCTCCTGCAGCAGTTGCCCACTGTGAACCTTTTTTTCCAATTGCATTACTTGCGTTAACAACATTCTCCCAACCCTTTTTAGCATGTTTTGATAAATTACCATATTGTTCTCCTGCCCAAGAAGGTAAGTTCTTCAGACTTTTATGAACCGATCCAACAGCATCCTTACCCTTTTGAACACCCGAATCAAACATACCTCCAAAGAAATCCCCAACTTTCTGTAATTTTGTTGGTTTGTATTTTACTGGTTTAAATCCCCATCTCCTCCATGCCTTTAATGCTTTTGTAGCGTCACCACCAGAATTTGATAAGGCTTGGGCATATGCTCTCGCAGCATCATCACCATATTCTGCAAGAATCTTCTTATATTGTTTTCCTGCTGCTTCACCAAACTGATTGACAATGGTTTTTGCTTTAACTCTACCCCTAGGTCCATCTATATTAGGATCAGCACCAGATGGGTTCTTTTTAGATGGATTATTATTATAATTCTTAGGTTTCTTAGGTTTACCACCACCTCCACCACCAAGCATATCGACCAGTCCTATAATATCTGTTATAAGACTAAATGGGTTCATCAGGTACTTTAACCCGATCAAACCCTTCATTATATTTCCAATACCACCTAACCGTTCTGCAAATGTACCATTAGGATCCGTTAAAGAAGAAAATCCTTCTAGAACATTGTTAGTAAATCCTGCTGCCCAACCAAATATTTTTTTGAAAACAAAGTGTGTTTTCCTTAGAAACTCTGATAATTTCTCAACATTAGCAGGATTTCCTACCCACTCAAGCAATTCCTTTGTAATAGCAAATTTGAGTATGGCAGCAAAAAACTTTCCAATCGGTCTTAAAAATTTCTCTATCCAACTAAGACCAGTCTTAGCAATCTTTAAGGATTTTCTGGTTAATTTAGGTTTTCGTTTTGCCGCCTTCTTATTTTCTATTGCTTCTTCTGCCGCTAGATCTAATTCTCTTCTGTCTCTACGACGTTCTGCTTTTTCTCTTAACTTATCATTCTTAATTTGACGGATTGAAATCCTTTCTATATCACTAACAACCGATCCTATTCCAGATATTGTACTCCCTAGTCTATTCAATGCTAAGGTTTGTTTTCTTACAGCAGCAACTGTTGGAGATTTCAGATTTGAAACTCCAGGATTTACAAATTTGTATGCTTGTAATTTAGCCACCAGATGCTTGTTGCTCCTTCATTCTACGTTCCTCTTCTTTAAGGAAATTGACTAACATATTCACATAAATCTCCTTTTCCCATGGCATCAGATTATCGATATGAGCGATATCCCATTTATGGTGATGCATTAAGGAAAAGTTACCTTCATAATAAGACTGTAGATTGGTGTGAAGAAGAGCTATTCGAAAAAACTCGCTAGACCCTCCAATACAACCTCACTTTCAACACTAGTCTTAGGATTAGTTACCATAACAGTATGTTGGAGTTTAGGCATTTTTTCAAAAAACTCCTGTATCATCATGAATTGCTTACTATTCATTTGATCAAAAAATTCTATCAGTTCTTTTTTAGGAACGGTAGAACAATCATAAACTTGATTTGGATCAGTAATTGATTCTACACAACTTGCTGCCATATCAAAAACTTGATCAACCTCAGCACCCTCACCAAAGTTCATAGAAACGAATGTTTCAATAGTGGGATATCCCATTGTAATAGCAACTTCATCAGAAATTTTAAGATCCTTTTTATGACCTCTAGTTTTCTTCACTTTGATTTCATCTAGGGGAATAGAAATCGATACATTAGTTTCATCATCATCAGGACAAGTCACAGAGACATCTACACTTTCACCAACAGATTTTGTACGAATCTGTAAGAAAACGAATTCAATATCAAATGTAGCAAGTTTCTCTACATCTGTAATATCTGTACAATCTTTGATGATATCTTTGATTGCAGAAACAATAGTGCTTTGATCACCACTTTCAGTAGCTAAGAGAAGGATTTTTTCCTCCTTTACAAGAAATGGTCTAAAATTCACAGGTCTACCATCAGACGGTAGTTTCAATTTGTACTTAGGTACACTAATCTTAGGTAATGCCATAAAATTCACATCAGTACATTTATTTAGGTCAATCAGGCAAAGACACCTAATACTGAGTTAACGATAGTCGTTAAGACTGATTGGTTATTTGAAGTTGATTGATCGGTATTATTATCAAGGTTAGAACCAACAGTAAGATATCGAATAGTATTGGTATCAAACTGATCTTGAGTAAAGAAACGATATCTCTCATAATAAAAACCAACACTCATAGTCATTGTCTGAGCATTCTGGTTATTCAACTGAACCGAACCAATATTATATGGATATAAATTTTGAAGTTCCCAAGCAGCAGTTAATTGATATTTTCTTGCTACTAACGCATCTACCGTTCCAGATTCTCTTATAGAACGAAGTATTTCAGGATCAGTAACTGCTATATCTCCACCACCTCTTTCCCACTTGTAAATCATCATTTTAGGGCAAACATAATCATCATAATATCTTGTATATTGCTCACTATCACTTGCCATCAGGGATGTCCATCTCTCAAAGAAGTTTCTTGAGTATTGAGAGCGTGGCATCCTAAAGTTTATACTAATCTGACTATATGCTGTATTTGTTGCATACTTAAATGGTGATCCAACATAAGGAGTTTGTGAAGTAGTAACCTGTTTACTTGGAAGATTTACAGTATCAGCATA